CATCCGTTATTTTGTATCCACCATCCTGCGAGAGCAGCCAAAACCAACCAGAGTTGGAAAATTTTAACCGGAAAGAAGGAACATGATGTATCGGCGACCTTTTTACTACATCCAGTCCCCTGATGAACCAATGACCATCGAAAAGCTGCAATACTGGTTACAGCAACACACAGTGGACTGCAAACGGCTGCAATATCTGAAAGATTTGTACGAGGGACGGCATCCCATTCAGCTGCAGCCAAAGAAAGAACCGTGGAAGCCGGACAACCGCATTATCTGCAACTTTGCAAAATACATTGTCGATACCTTCAACGGCTATTTTATCGGGATTCCTGTCAAAACCATGCACCCAGATGCAGCCGTTGCAGAAACATTGGAAGCCATTCAGCAGTACAACGACCAAGACGACAACAACTATGAACTTGCAAAATATTGCAGCATTTACGGGAACGGGTTTGAATTGCTTTACACAGACGAAACCGCCCACATTTGCACAACCTATCTTTCCCCGCTGGAATGCTTTGTTGTCTATGATGATTCCGTTGCAAGAAAACCTTTGTACGGGGTGCGATACTACCGGACAACAGATAACGCCCTGATTGGCAGCATTTACAGCCAAACGGAAGAAATTCCGTTCTCAGATGCAGGGGACGGACTGCGGTTTGATGACCCGAAGCCGCATTACTTCGGCGGCGTTCCGCTGATTGAATATATTGAAAATGAAGAGCGGCAGGGAGCATTTGAACAGGTGGAAAGTGCTATCACGGCGTATGAAAAGGCAATCTCAGAAAAAGCCAACGATGTGGATTACTTTGCGGATGCGTATTTGCTGCTGATGGGGCTGCAGGTGGACGAAGAAAATCTGCATACCATTCGCAGCGACCGTGTGATTCATGTGCCGCCGATGGATGCGGACGATATTAACGCCATTCGGGTCGAATTCCTGCAAAAGCCTGCTGCGGATGCCACGCAGGAAAATTTGCTGAATCGGCTGGAAGACCAGATTTTTGCACAGTCCATGGTTGCAAATATTTCGGATGAAAGCTTCGGCAGCAGCTCCGGGACAGCCCTTGCGTACAAGTTGCAGCCGATGAAAAATCAGGCAGCAAACAAGGCACGGAAATTTTCTTCCGGCATGAATCAACGCTGGAAACTGATTGCCAGCCATCCGGCAACGAAAATGGCAGCGGATGCGTATCTGGGTATCACCTATCAATTCACGCAGAATGCACCAAAGAACCTGCTCGAGGAAGTACAGACCGCCGCTCAAATGGCAGGCGTGACTTCCAAAGAAACGCAGCTTTCTGTCATTTCTGCCGTTGATGACCCAAAGAAAGAATTAGAGAAAATCGACTTGGAGAACGGCGGTGAGGCGGTGGATACGTTGCAGGCAGAGCGGGTGACAGGCGATGCAGAGTGACACCTACTGGAGCAAGCGGCTGCAAGAATTGGATGTATCTTTAAGCAAAGATGAAAAGCAGCTCTTCTCGGAGTTGTCGAAATACTATGAACAGGAATATGCAGCACTGGACAAAGAAATCGCAGCGTACTATGCCAAATATGGCGAAGAAAATGTGATTGCATTCCGCACATTGCTGCTAGAATTACCGGATGCAGACAAGCAACTGCTGCTGCAAAACATGGATGAATTTGCAAAGCAATATCCAGAGTTTACCGACCTGCTCCCTGTTCGGGAGAGCATTTACAAACTGAACCGCTTGGAAGGTTTGCAGACTTCCATCGTATTGCAGCAATTAAAAATCGGAGCGATTGAGCAATCCAAATTTCGAGAACACTTTGAACAGCAAGCATTGAAATATGCAAACTATGCAGCGGAGCAGTTGGGATTCGGGACGAATTTTTACCGGATTGACAGCGAGATGTTGCAAGTTGTGATTGGGAATCCTTGGTGCAATGGCAAAGATTTTTCTGAGCGAATCTGGGCAAACCGAGAAGCTTTAGCACAGACTTTACAAAACGAAATTGCAAACGGTTTGATTCGTGGCGAAGATTATAGGACCATGTCAAGAATCTTGCAGCAGAAGTTTGAAAATACATCGCAGAAGCAAGCAGAACGGCTGGTTTTTACAGAAGATACGTACTTATCCAATGAAGCGAAAATTCGACCATTTGAACGGAATGCAGCTTATACGCATTATGAATATCTCTGTGTAGAAGACCACCGCACCTGTGAAACTTGCCGTGCGTTGAGTGGACAGACATTTGAAATCAGCAAACGGAATGCCGGCTTGAATTTCCCACCGATGCACCCTTGGTGCAGATGTACCGTTATGCCAGTGGTCGAGGATTTGGAGACGATAAAGAGGCGGTTGACTTCTGGTGGAAATGATGGTAAAATAGAAGTAAGATTTGAAACTCCAGAGAAGATGCAAAAGCATTACGATAAACATATTGATAAGTATGGAAATATTTCTATATCAGAATACATAGCTCTTGCAAATGAGCTGGTAAACGCAAAAGATACTGATGACATAGAGAGAATTGTTCGTTCTGACGAAAGCACAGCTATTTATCGCTTTTCAACAAATGATTTTTTAGTCATTACAAAAGATGGGTATATTCGAACATTCTTTAAGCCAGATGATGGAGAAGCATATTGGAGAGAAGAACATGAAAGAAATTAAATGCCCTTGTTGTGGAAAGAGCAGAGTTCAAGAATATGATATTTGCGAAATATGCAATTGGGAAAACGACCCAATTCAAATGGCACATCCAGAATTAAAAGGTGGTGCAAATAAAATGTCATTAAATGAAGCAATTCATGCTTTTCAAAATGGCAAAGAGGTAAAATAAAAATCAACTGCAACGATTAACCGCAAACAAGAAGTAAAATTTTGAGGTGATTATCTTGTCGGAAGATGATATGGAAATTATCATGTACAAAATTCTCAAGTATCTATATGAGTGCCTGAAATCCGGAAGAAAAACATCGATTGCAGATGTTGCATGGGAATGTCGCCTGTTCCATATTACAAGAACATACTGGCTTGTAATTATGCGAGAATTGATTGAATCCGGATATGTTTCTGGCATTCAGTACATTGCCGCAAAGGATATGGAACAGATTTTAGAAGTCGGTACGTTTTCAATTACGAAAGCAGGCAGAGAATATTTGTCCCAAAACGGCATGATGCAGAAAGCAAAGGAATTTCTTGGGAAACCATTTGAGATTCTTCTTGGTGCTGTAATTGGAAGACTATAAGACCAGAATACTTACAAAAAAAGAATCATTTTTATAAAAGCATCTCAAACGAGGTGCTTTTTTCATACCCAAAAACAGAAAGGAGCAATCTTATGCAGCTTCTCTTTTTTCATGCGGACTACTGCCCACCCTGTAAGCAAATGCAGCCGGTGGCAGAGCAGTTTTCCATAGAAACCGGCATTCCCTTGTACCAATTCCGCTGCAATGACGGATACGATGGGAACGCTCTTGCAAGACAACATCATGTCAAACGGCTTCCCTGCCTGATTCTGCTGGGCGATGACGGTTTGGAACGAACACGAACCGAAGCCCTGCACACACTGGAAACGCTGCATACAGCGTTTGACAAATACTTGAATGGAGGTAATACAGAATGAGCGAAGAAACCAAAGGCACAACGGCAACCGAACCGGAAGCAGCAGAGTCACAGAACGAACCAACACAACCGGCGGAAGCCCTGACCGCAGAAGCCGTTTCGCAGATGATTGCGGAAGCATTCCAAGGCTTTGAGCAGCGGCAGTCAGAAGCAAAGAAACTGGCAGAAATGACCGACCAGCAGCGAGCAGAAACGGAGCGGGATTCCTACAAGCAGCAGCTTCAAGCCCTGCAAAAGCAGGTGGAAGCGGCACAGATGCAGAAAACCGCACGGGAAATGCTATCCGAAAAAGGCATTCATTTGCCGGATTCTCTGGTAGCTGCCGTGGTTGCAGAGGACGCAAAGACCACCAAAACACAGGTGGAAGCTTTTGCAACGCTGTTTACAGAAGCGGTAGAAAACGCCGTCAAGGAACGCTTAAAGGGCGAACCGCCCAAGACCGGAGCGTCAGGACGCATGACGAAAGAACAGATTTTCGCCATTCCTGATGAAGGAAAACGGTTACAGGCGATTCGGGACAACATGAATTTATTTGAGTAAAGGAGTTAATTTATTATGGCAGTACAAGCAAATACCAATTTGACCACCGATTTTGCCAAGGCACAGTCGATTGATTTTACCAATCGCTTTGTCGATGGCATCCAGAAATTGCAGGAACTTCTCGGCATTACCAGACGTACGGCAATGGCGAACGGTTCTATCATCAAAGTATACAAAAACAAGGTAACCATGGCGAATGGAGACGTTGCAGAAGGCGACTTGATTCCGCTGTCCAAGGTGGAAGTAGAGCTGGCAAATACCTATGAACTGGCTTACAAGAAGTACCGGAAGGCAGTAACGCTGGAAGCCATCCAACGCAGCGGCTTTGACCTTGCGGTTTCGCAGGCAGACAATGAGTTGTTGAAACAGATTCAGAGCAACATTCGCTCCTCTTTGGTGACATTTTTGGCAACCGGTACAGGCACTGCAACCGGCACTGGCTTTCAAGCCGCCGTAGCAGATGCTTGGGGAAAGTTGCAGGTACTCTTTGAGAATGATGCAACCGATGGCGTGATTGTGATTGCAAATCCGCAGGATATTTCAAAATATCTTGGGGAGCAGACCAACATTACCACGCAGACTGCTTTTGGCATGACGTATTTTCAGACGTTCTTGGATGTCAAAGTCATGTCGAACTCCAGTGTTCCGGCAGGAACATTCTATGCAACCGTTGCCGATAACCTGAATCTGGCATATCCGGCAATCTCCGGCGGGGAAATCAACAAGGCATTCAGCTTTACAACAGATGCAACAGGACTGGTTGGCATTACCCACACCGCAGATTATACGCGTGCAAACTATGAGACCACGATTTTAACGGGGTCTGTACTGTTTGCAGAACGGCTGGATGGTGTCATTGTTGGCACGATTGCGACTGGAGCGTAAGCATGACACTGCTGGAGCGGGTACAGATTCGCTTGCAGGATGAACCGAAAGCGGAGAACACACCGCAACTGCTGGAACTTTGCGATATTGCAAGCTTGCGAATCTGCTTGCGAGTGCGAGAAACAACGCTGCCGGAAATGTTAGAACCGATTGCAGCGGAAGTCGTGGTCAAGCTGTTTCGACGTTGGAATTATGAGGGCATTCGTTCTGAAGGAGCGGATACAATTTCCACTACGTTTGTGGAAGATGTTCTGGCGGAATACGAAGATGAGTTTACCGCTTATCGAGAAACCAAGGCGGCGGAAAACGGCAGCGGCACGGTTCATTTTTTGTGATAGGAGGCAGCAACCATGCACTATTTCCCCATTCATCTCTTAAAAGCCATCCAGACCGGAACAGATATTTTAGGCAATCCTATTACTACATTACAAGAGCCTTGTGCAGCTTGTAATGGGTATACAGGACGATTCACAGAATGGACGGCAGAGGATGCGGAGCTAGTCGGGCGAGATGTTACCCAAACGCAGCGAAAACTGTTGACAGATGCTCCGCTGGCACGCTGTAAAGAAGCAGATGTGGTGCGTGCTGGTTCGGAAGACTATCGGATTACTTCCATCAAAGATTTGCATGGGCGGTGGCGGATGTTGTATCTGGAACGATGGTATCAAACCCTCCCAGAACGGAGATGCACAACGTGAAAATCAAAATCATTCTAAACGGAACAGAAGAGTTAGTTGCTGCACTGGAGCAAAAATCAAAATCGGATTTCGTTGCAGTTTGTAACCGAACCGTTGACTTGTTGACACGGGAAGCAACGAGAAACACGCCTGCTGATACAGGAAAGCTGCGGCAGAGCATCCGAACTGAATTGCCGAAAGAATCGGATACTACCATCAATGGAGCGGTCGGCTACACGCTGCACTATGCACCCCATGTAGAATATGGGCATCGGCAGCAGCCGGGACGATTCGTTCCACAGATTGGGAAACGACTGAAAGCCTCCTATGTTCCGGGGCAACGGTTTTTGCAGCGTTCTGTAGAAGCCGTTCGCCCTCAATTTGAACAGATGCTAAAAGATGAGCTAAAGGAGGACTGAGGTCAGAATGATGCTGCGAAAAGCCGGCTTTGCGGAGATTGCCGCTGCTGTGCTGCAAAATCTCCGGAAAAATACCGGTTATGCTTGTTATGATGCTGTGGAGAAGGACACCCCTTCTCCATTTCTATTTGTAGAGATGGTCGGAAAACGGGATGCTTCCAGTAAAACGATGTTCAAGGAAATTTTTACCGTACAGATTCATGCGATTGCAACACCGAGCGATGCCAGAACAGAAATTTACAGCATGATACAGTCGGTAGAAGAATCGTTGACGGAATCCATCATGCTTCCGGACGGAATTACACTGGTGCTGCAAACAGAAACCGGTGTGCAGTCTTTGCAGCAGGACGAAACAAACGAATATCATGCCGTGATTTCCTATGAAATCATGGTGAGTTATGGATTGAAATGTAAGATTTAGGAGGAAATACGATGTCAAGTTATGATAACAATTTTTACTGTGATTTTTCAGAAGATGCGGCAAAAGCCGGGAAGGACATTCTGCTTTGCATCTACAACGCAGACGGTTCTAAGCTGCTTGCAATTTCAGGGCAGCAGAATTTAACCATTAACCGCAGTGCTGACACGGTGGAAGTGTCCAGCAAAGACACAAAAGGCGGCTGGAAAAAACAGATTCCCGGCATGAAAGAATGGTCGATTGACAACGATGGTATTTACATTCTGAATGCAGAATCGCACAAGCTGCTCGGGCAATATTTTGAGAACGGCGATATGGTCTGCTTGAAGGTCATTGATGCCAAGGAGAAAAAGCCGCTGTTTGGCGGTCTGGCTTGCATTACAGACTATTCGCTGGAAGCTCCATACGATGACAGCATGACCTATTCTTTGAGCTTTTCTGGCAACGGTGCTTTAACAGACTTAACAAATCTCTCCACGGAAGATGCTACAAAGGTAACGGATATGCCGGAAGATTTGACAACGGAATAAGGAGGAACTTATGCAAACCTATTTTATCAAAGACAAAGAATATCACTTGCATTACACCATCGGCAGAATGGAGCAGTTGGAAAAGATACTTGGAAATGCCATTACTGGCGTGATGGTTTCCATCACAAATGGAAAATATCCAACCATTTCCGAACTCTGCACGCTGTTTGCTTACGGCTTGTCAGATGACCGAGGGGACTATGCTCCTATCAAGAAGGCTCTGGAATTTGCCCAGCAGCAGGTACAGGATGTTGGATATGGTACACTGTTTACAGCAACGCTGGAACAGATTCAGGAGGACTGCGGTTTTTTATTCCGGTAAGGCTGGTGGAATGGGAATATTTTCCGACCAGTAAAGAAAAGCCTGACCTAGAAGCGGAACAGTTCCGAAAAAGCCAAGATTTCGCTTTTTTTGCGGTACAATTCGGCTATTCCAAAGCAGATTACAACGCCCTGACCGAAACGGAACGGGCGTTGATTTTAAAAGCGTATGAAAACAAAGTCGTAGCAGATACCAACCTTTTGGCAGGTGCGGTTCTAAATGCAGTTTCCAATGCGTTCCGGAAAAAGGGTAAAAAGCCGCAGAAGCTCTGGAAAAAGCAGCCGAAGCATACCAACAAAGAACGACAGCAACAGCTCGTGCAGCAGGTTCTGGAAGCCGATGCAGCACAAGGAACGGCATGGGTAGAAGCGATTTACAAAGCAAACGGGCGGAAACGAAAGAAGGTGTCGTGATTGGAGTTTTATGGTATCGAGGAACGAAAAACCGGAATTCGGTGGATTCAATCCCATCAATTACAATATATCAGTGCAGAACAGCCTTATGCAGAAGCGAACGTTGGCATCTACACTGGAAGAACCAATGGTGGCTATGGATTGGGGCTATATTGGACGGATTTTTCTGCCACTGCCCCAGAAGTAGAAACATTTACCGTAGATATTCCAGGGCGAAACGGGTTACTGGATTATTCTGAAGCTTTGACTGGCTCTCCGGTTTACAAGAATGCAACGCTATCTGCAACATTTGTGGCAGCTTGTACGATGGCAGAATGGCACAAGCTCTATCAAAACATCCGGCAAGAGTTGCACGGGCAAGTTTGTACCATTGTTGCAGACAACAATTCCAGTTGTGCCTATCGTGGACGCTGCACCGTAGATTCCACCATGAAAGATGCCAAGCATGCTGTTTTCACCATTTCCGCCGATATAGAGCCGTATTGCTATGATAATTTTCCATTGCAAAAGGGATTCCTTTGGGATGCGACCGATTTTTCTGGAAGCCTTCCGGATGCACTGACGCTGAGCGAATCTGGAGAAATTACAGAAACACTGCATGCTCCGAATGGCAGGGCTGGTGGACTTTATGGAGAGGTTACAGTCATTGCAGAATTTCCTTGCACGGTAACCATCAACGAAACTTCTCAAGAAATCGAAGAAGCAAACGGGAAAACGGTGTTTTCTATCAGCTCTTATTTACAGCACAACAGCAGCGTTACGGTTACAATCACCGGAGGCACTGCCAGAAGCCAAATTGCAATTCTATGCAGATGCAGGAGGTTGTTATAATGTATACAGCCTATTACTTTCCATTTGAAAATTGCAGGGACGGAATTATTCCGAGATTGCCACTGTTTGACCCGAAGAATGGCTATTTTCTGAAAGATGCGGTTTTGAAAACGAGTGCAACCAAAGCAGGCAAATTTACTTTTACCATCCCAGTAGACGATGAACGAGCACTACAGGTTTTACAGTGCTGGGTTACAGTCGTATCAGATAATGTGCGGCGGCACGATGAAGACACTGTGGGTGAAAATGTGATATGGGTTGGACGACCGACACAAGTAGAGCGAGATTTGTATGGGAATCGAACATACACCTGCGAAGGCGTTCTGGGAATGCTAAATGATACGGTATGCGTTGCAAAGCCATATCCCTCTATTTATAACAGCATCCCAGATTTTATCAATTTTCTTGTATGCTCCCTCTGGACGGATTATCAGTGCTATACAGCAGCAGTAGACGCAAACACAGACACAAGCAGCGTATTCCGAAACGGAACATGGTACAGCTATGACGGCAAAAAAATTCTCTACAAAGAAACGAAAATTCCAGAAGGTGCTAAAGTTTGCGTCCCGCAGGTGGACTACAATAACGGATATTATCTGAGTAGCGTGGTCTATGAAGATTCTGCCTGCAAAACAAAAGTTTTGAAACCAGATGGCAACGGATTTTACTACATAGACAACATTTCTTTTGTACGATATTGGACACAAGCAGAAACAGCAATGGAGCTATTGCGGTCTCGAATCATCGACT